AGCAGGTTGTTGAGGGAATCGGCATGCTCGAAGCTTACAGTAAGGTAGACAAGGTGCTCGTCGAACTTGCTGAGAATGCTGGCGAGTTCCGGTTCACAGAAGACCTTGCCTTTCTAGGTGGTCTGGCAAAGACCTTCGCTACAGCTCTAATGTATGCGAACAAGGGTTTAAATCCCGAACAGTTTGATGGCTTTACGACCAGGTACGATGAGACTGGTGATGCCAATGTGTGGGACAACGGTGATACCACAGCTTCAGTGTCAAGTTCAATTTGGATTGTCAAGTGGTCTGTGACCGATGGTGCACACCTTGTGTATCCGAAGAGCCATAATGCTTTTGGTATTGACCACGAGGACCTTGGTAAGCAGCTTGTTGAAGATTCTGCTGGTGGTCTGTACGAAGCGTATGTATCTCACTTCAAGGTTCATGCAGGTCTGTGCGTGAAGGACGATAGATCAATTCAGAGGATTGCCTCTATTGATTCTTCGATTACCGCCAACAGTGGTGAGGGTTTTCTGAATGTGAACTTTCTCGTGAAGGCTCTCAATCAGATGCTCGATGATCAGTGTGTTATCTACTGCAACCGTGCGATCAAGACCATTCTCGATATCCGTGCCATTGATAAGAGTAATGGTTTTTACACACAGCAGCCCGATGGTAACATCTGGGGACGTCCGGTAACTTACTTCCAGGGTATTCCTATTCGTCTCGTCGAGGCGCTTATCAATACTGAAGAGCCTGTGTGATCGTAACCACCAGGCACCAAATCTAAAATATAGGAGATAATACCATGGGTATTATGGACAAAAAGTGGATTCTGAGTGACGGTCAGGCGATTACGGCTACCGCAGACTCTGAAACCATAATTGACATGAACGTGGCCGACCCGAATCAGGGTATGGGCACACCGATGTACCTACATGTTCAGGTGAGTGTTGCACTCGTCTCAGCTGGTTCTGGTGAGCTTGATGTGCAGCTGGTAGAGTGTGCAACTTCTGGTGGAAGTTACACCGAGGTCATGGCAGCTTTACAGAACGATCTGGACGCTGCTGGCGCAGACCTCCCTGCTGGTACAGTGCTTATTCACGCAGCGCTGCCGAGTAGGCGTTTGCAGCGTTATCTGAAGATGGTCTACACTGTGTCTACAGCTGACGCCGAGAGTGGTAACATCGATGCATGGATTGACATGGACGGTTAAGCCGTGTCAGTATAACCCGAAAAAGTGACGGGGCGGGGTTCCCCCCTGCCCCGCCTTATTAAACCAAGAAGGGGTGAACGATGAAAACGTACAAATGTATTGAAACCTTTTATGACAAGAGACTTTGTGAGGTCGGGAAGTCTTACGTGCTAGATGATGATTATGCACACCGACACGGACAGCACTTGGAGGTAGTACCAGGCCAGCGGAGAGCGCCAGCGAAGAAGAAGCAGGCTCTGGGGTTTGATACACTGGAAAAAGAAAAACCGATTCAGGAGTAAACTATGGCCGGTTCAGATGTAGACCTTTGTAATATTGCGCTGGGTAAGATTGGTGCAGCTGTGATCACCAGTTTGACGCAGGATAGCAAGTCTGCTCGAGCGTGTAATGAACACTTTAATCATATACGTGATCTTGTATTACGTGAGCATGATTGGAATTGTGCCAGCCTCTACGCATCTATTGCTGCTCTTGCGGATACACCTATACCAGATGATTGGGATTACCAGTATGTCTTACCAGTGGACCCGTATTGTCTGTCGTTGCGTGAGATGCCCGATGCCAAGGTGGCACCTTACCGAGTAGTAGGTCGTAAACTGTACACCAACGAATCATCTCCTGTTACGATACGCTACACCCAACGTATGACTAATGTGGCAGAGATGGACCCATTACTCGCAGAGGCGGTCGCATGTAAGTTAGGTATGCAAATTGGGTATGATCTTACGCATTCTGTGTCCATTGCAAATCGCATGGAAGATCAGTATGACACAGCGCTCATGAATGCCATTGATGCCAATGTTATTGAAGTGAATGCTGAATATACTATCACAAGTCCAGCAGAACGTGATGCTGCGGTAATGACAAACTCGTGGGATAAAACCGGGAGGTAGGCGTGTCTGATCTAGCAATTATCAATAACTTTACTGTTGGCAAGGTATCGCCAAGGGTAGAGGGCCGTATTGATCTTGAAGCATACGCCCGCTCATGCCGTACACTGGAGAACTTTATCATTGCTCCCCAGGGTGGTGTTGACCGGCGTCCTGGTACCAAGTGGGTAGTGAACAGTAAGACTAGCGGTGATGCTGATAGCGCCGAGATCGCTCTGATCCCATTTATTGATAAGGGTGGTCGGTACGTCCTGGAGCTTGGTCACAACTATTTACGTGTGATTGATACTACGGACCATACACAGGAAGTGAGCGGTAGTGCTGCATATGAACTTGCAACCCCCTATGACTATACCTACGTACCTCGGTTACAGTATGTCACCCGTTATAATCCTGACGGTGCTGTTGAGGATTATGGTATGGTGATTGTTGAACCATACTACAGGGTTAAGGAGTTGACTAATTCCGCAGATAACTCGTGGGCTCTTGCTGATGTGACGTTTGATGCCGGTGGCACATTGTTTAATGCTGAAGCAGACGAAAACCTAGGATCACACCCTGAGAGTATTGCACTATATGAACAACGTCTTGTTCTGGCCGGTACACATGATAACCCGGGTCGAGTACATGTATCTAAGCCTGGTGATTTGTTTAACTTTGATTCTGCTAGTGGAGCATTGGCGTTTGATCTTGCCAGTGACCTGCCTATGCATATCTATTGGGTCGCTTCCAAGAGACGTGAGATTGCCATTGGCTGTGATAATGGGAGTGGGATACTCTCTGGAGAAGGCCTTCCGCTGTCCAGTGCTAACTATCAGATTGGTACTGAATGTTCTTTCGGTTCTAAGCGCTATCTTAAAGGTGTGATGGCTGATGGTAACTATATATATGCCCAGGCTGGAGGGAGAAAGCTACGGACATTTATTTATAATGATCAGAAGAAAGCATGGGATTCGTATGATCTTACACATTTTGCTAGTGATATTCTGGGTACCGGTGTGGCGCAGGTCGCAGTACAAAATACGCCAGATACGATTATTTGGTGTCGTACTGAAGATGGTAACTTAGTCGGATTAACCTTTGATAGTAAGCTCGGTGTGACCGGATGGCATGAGCATGATGTGAATGGTACTGTGGAGAGCATGTGTATAATGCCCAAGCCTACCGAAGATGAGTTATGGTTATCTGTGAAACGGACCGTGGATAGTACGGTATACCACATGATTGAATACATGACTGCTCGAGATTATGGTGACGATCAGGAAGATGCATATTTTGTAGATGCGGGGCTCACCATAGACCATGGTGCTGCTGTGAATGTGGCTACATTGTCTAAGGCCGACCCGGTCGTACTCACTGTCGATGATGCAAGTGGCCTGGCAAGCGGAGACTACGTCAGACTCTCGGCATGCGGTGGTATGACCGAGGTGAATGGCAATGTATATCTCTTGTCAGGGACCAGTGCTGGGTATACATTAAATCTGGTTGACGATTCTGATGAGCTTGATGGCTCTGATTTTACTGTATATACCTCGGGTGGTACGTGTGAGCGGGTACAGCAAGTCATTCCCGTAGCACACCTTGAAGATACACTGGTGTCTGTATTGACCGATGGTGCAGCACACCCAGATAGGACGGTGACCAGTGGTATTATCACCCTCCAGGTATGGGCCAATACTATACATGTTGGCATAGGGTATATCTCTACACTCCAGCCCCAACGCTTGAATCCACAGGGGCAAATGAAACGCATTCATAAACTTATCATTCGATTGTACAGAAGCCTGGGTTGTAAACTTGGGCCTGATTCAGATTCCCTGGATACAGTGATTTTTCGAGAAGTATCTGATCCTATGGACTCGCCACCTCCATTATTTACTGGTGATCATGAAATAGATTTCGATGGTGACTACACATATGAGGGTGACCTGGTAGTGGTACAAGACCAACCGTTACCATTAAATGTTGTAGCGCTCATTGCAAAGTATAGGTATGCTACAGAATGAGAACTGTCAAGTTTCGCCCTCGACACCTAAAACGCATTCGTCCTCGTGAGCAGGATACGATAATGCCAGCGTATGCGCTGAAGCTGGTATCAAGGCGTAGCATTGCACGGACTGTATTCTTTAATGGGCGTCCACTATTCTGTGCGGGCATCGTAAACCATGGCCAGGGCATAGGAGAACTATGGAGCAAAGTAGACATTGTGGGTATCCAGCACCCAAGGCTTGTACTCGTCGAGCAGGCAAAGCTTTTGAACTACTATAGAGACAAATATGGATTTACTTGCCTATATGCGTGGATA